TCTCAGGGCCAGAACCTCGGAGGATTTGAGTTCAGGGGCGGTAACTACGGCCTGATGCTACACCCGGCCATTGGCTTTATGAAGTATGATTCATCTTCTAATACGTGGGTAAGTATAACGCTATAACACCTTTATTTATAATACATTATGTCTGCAACCGAAAAACCAGTAACCGAATTGACGGTTTACACCGACCCCGCAATGGTGGCCGGTAAGGCGGTCCTGCTCCATAATCCAACTACCGGTGACGCAATCGCGTTCGATGCGAGTAAGTTGGTGGCAACGGCTAAGGACCTCTCCATGTATTCGATTGACGGAACCTCCCTGATGCTCAGGGAAACCGCCAACTCGTATGTTGTGCGCACGACGGGCGTTTACAAACTCCCTCTTGTGTACGGTAACGCTATCAAGGGCGGCCAGACCAATTCTGCCGCTTATACACGTCAGGGCTCAGACTACACGGCTGAATTTGTGAACCACCTCGGCAATCAGATTACCGACCCGTTCATTGAGAAAAACGCCAACTGTCAGCCCGCTTCCGTTGGCCTGCTCTGGCAGACCGGAACGAACCTGATTACGTCCGTTTCCCTTGTGGAGGGCGGCGACTGTAAGTACATTCAGTTCACCGTTTCCAACGTTCCTACGGAAAACGGCCTCGCGGTCCTGTTCGTGAAAGACTCCGGCGGCCGTATCATGTGGTCGTGGACTATCTGGCTGACCTCCGATACCCTGAACGAGGAAGTATTCAAGAGCGCGGCTCTGGCCGGTGCTGAATACCGCCTTATGCCCGAGAACCTGTTCTCTATCTGGAACGCCGCCCGCACCTACTGCGTTTGCCCTCATTTCCAGTGGGGACGAAAGGACGCAATGGTTCCCGCTTCGCTCGCTTCCGGTAGCTCGAACATGACCGTTTACGATATTAGCGGCAACGCTATTTCGTGGGCCAGTTCCGCTACGCTCGGCTCGTCTGTTATCGGCGTGTTCGGCACGGACCAAGACGAATCTTCCGACAAGACCGTGGCGAACGCCATTAAGAACCCGGGTATCTTCTTTACTCGCCACAATACGACCACGAACAACTGGAACAACCTGTCGTATTTCTACAACTTCTGGAACGCCCACATGACGAGCACTTCCGGCCAGCCTGCGGACGACCAAGACAGCGCAGTAAAGACTATCTACGACCCGTGCCCGGTGGGATTCATGCTCCCTGCCGCCCGCGCTTTCACCGGCTTTACCACAACAGGTAACAATAGCTCCGATGCAACGCAGTTCAATGTTGTTGGCTCGTGGGCCTCTGGCTGGAAGTTCATGCGTAAGACCGGCGATACTCAGGGTAACTACTTCCCCGCTTCCGGCTATCGTGCCCTCGATTCCGGGGCCCTGTCGTACGTTACAGGTAACGGCTACTGTTGGAGTTTTGCTCCGAACTCTCAGGCCTACGCCCGTCGCCTGTACTTCCATTCAGGCGGCGTTTACCCGTTGTACTACTACGAGCGTTCCGGCGGGTTTGCGGTGCGCCCTTGCCGAGAATCTAATTAAATCCTTTCATCGGTCCCGCCCTATTGCGGGCGGGACTCCTAAACACGCTACTACATGAAAATAGTCATAGCCAACCATTCGACAATAAACGTCGGCAAATGCACTAACGCGGAAATCGTTAGGGCAATACGCGAGTATGACCTTGCCAACGCTACGCCGGTGGATTGCATGGACTTTATCAAGGCACTTAAAGCAAGTATCAACAATGGAAATACAGAGCCTACCAGTCTATAACAAGACGCGCCAGCTTTATATCCAGATTCAAGCGAGTACTCAGAAGGTCCCGCGTAATATCCGGGTGAACCAGCTATCCGTTATCGAGAATATGCTTATAGACATTCTGGAGCATATCGCTTTCGCAAACGCAGCGCTGGAGAATCCCGGAGAGCGTTACAGGTTCATTTCAAACGCTATTGGCATTTTGCATCGGGTAGAAATCCGCGTGAGAATCCTTTTCGATTTGAACTACATAAAGAAACAGGGATTTAACGCCATAATCAAGTTAGAAAGCGAAGTGGCCCGCCAGCTTAATGGTTGGGCTCAGAAAAACAAATAATGGAGCACTTTTTCGGCATATTCTGGTCGTTATGGATTAGGGCCTGCGGTCCTGCGGTTAGTCGCAACTGTGGGTGTAAATCCAGTTTAATTCAGCGCCTTGCGCCTCGCAAGAGGTTCAGTTATACAAGGGACGTGCTCCCCGAAGTCCGCTCCGCCGTCAGCCGTTGGCTCCCGGCCTTGCGTTCATTCAAGACAAGGTGCTCTGAACGGGCCGCTTCCGGCTATCGTGCCAACGATTCCGGGGCCCTGACGAACGTTACAGGTAACGGCAACTATTGGAGTTTTGCTCCGAACTCTCAGACCAACGCCCGTAACCTGAACTTCAATTCAGGCAACGTTAACCCGTTGAACAACAACGAACGTTCCAACGGGTTTGCGGTGCGCCCTTGCCGAGCATTGAACACACGGCCAGAATACGCCTTTTAACAGACTATGAGATACACGTTCGAGCAAATACATGAAATGGTTTTCGTGGGCTATCTGAAGGCCCGTGAACATGAACGCTCGTCTTTGGCGGCCATTGAATTTGAGCTCGAACTGGAAAGGAATATCAACGTGCTTTCGTGGGAGCTTTACCGCCGCACGTGGAACCCACTCCCGCTTGACTTTTTCGTACTGACTTATCCTTCCGTCCGCGAGGTCTTTGCACCTCAGTTCCGGGATAGGGTTGTAAGTCACGTGCTTTTCAATATCCTTTCGCCCATTTATGAGCGAATCTTCATCTATGACTCTTACTCTTGCCGCACCGGTAAGGGGACGCTTTTCGGAATCCAGCGCTTTGAGCATGAGATACGGAGCGTCACTAAGAACTATACGCTTGATGCCTATTCTCTGAATCTGGATATATCCGGTTATTTCATGTCAATTAACCGCCAGATACTACGGAGCCTAATCTTCAAACGTCTGGAGAAAAACCGCAAGCTCAGGCCACACGAAATCGACTACAACTTTGCCATGTTCCTTGTTGACACGTTCCTGTCGCGCGACCCGTTGGAAGGTTGCGAGTACCACGGGAACCCGAACCTGCGCAAGCTCGTTTTGCCGAATAAGAGCCTTTTCGGCCAGCCCGCCGGTGTTGGCCTCCCGATTGGTGACGTGATTAACCAGCTTAACTCAAATATCTATCTGGACCCGTTCGACCAGTTTGTGAAGCGCGAGCTCAAAATCAAGGGCTATATCCGCTACGTGGACGATTCGCGCCAGTTGCATAACAGTTATGACTATCTGCTGGAATGTAAAGAGCGCGGCGAACAGTTCCTCCTGAATGAGCTCGGTCTGAAAATCAACCACGCTAAGACGACGATTACCAGCGTGTATGAGCCGAACGAATTTTTAGGGGCCGTGGTGCTTCCGTTCCAGCGCTGGACTAAGCAAGAAACGGTTGTAAAGTTCAATGCGGCCTTTAAGAGCCTGAACACCAAAATCCGTAACGGCGTTCCGATTGATATTGAGCAAGAGCTTAGCTGTATTAACGCCCGGCTCGGGTATATGCAGCACTTTGACGCGCGGCACGTTGTACGACGGGCCATTGAGAAGTCGGAGTACATAAGGACAATTTACCAGTTTGCACCGAACCAGAAACAAGCAACAATTCTAAATCCCAATACATTATGAAGTACTATTTTTCTTCCCCTCAGCGCACTTGCGCACTCAACAACGGCCTTACCCGATGCTTCTTCAACGAGGAAGTAAAGACCGAAACCGTCACTTACACCGACCCCGAAACCGAGGAAACCCGCACCGAGGAACAGACTACCTACTGCTACGACGCTGTGGACCTCCCCACCCCCGTTGAATACGGCGTGCTTGTCGATGCTCTGGTGCGCGTACAGTATTCTCAGTCTGCAGTCGAAGCAATCATGCGCCACAAGATTGCCGGTGCTGAAGGTTCCGAGGAGGCTTTCGCAATCTTTAACGCCTTTGCCGAGGCCTGCAAGGTCGAAGCCAACAGGATTCTGGAGGAATAAGCCATGTTGCAGACTACTGAAAGTCAAGCGGTCAATACCATAGTGGAAGGGACCGCAACTGTCGGAGTCATTGCGTTTTTCTCAGAGGCTATGAAGCATACTCTACCGTGGCTTGGGCTGGCAGTGCCAATTATTCTACTTGACTTGCTGTACGGAATACGTGCGGCAAAGTTCCGTGGTGATAATGTGCGCTGGAGTACGGCTATTCGTAGGACCGTTGACAAGACGGTAGGCTATATTATGTGGTGCGCGGCCGCCGTGATGATGAAGGAACTCTTCGAGATTAACTGGCTCGACAAAGCTGTGCTCGGCCTCGTGTTCGGCAATGAGCTTGTCAGCGTCTTTGGGAACTACCTTGAAACAAAGGGTATCGACTTTTCGTTTGCCGGTTTCTGGAGGCTTGTTTTCCGCAAGGGTGCTGAAAAGGTCGGCGTTGACGTTTCCGAGGAAGAGGCAAAGGAAATCATTAAGCCCCGGGATAGCCGGGGGCGGTTTGTTAAAAAATCTTAGCTATGCTTACACTCATTGTTGAAAGGGCTTGGAATAAGCCTACTTACTGCGTTGGTCGTTTCTTTGCTAACGACGACAGGGTTTGCGAAAGCCTCGAGGATACGGACCGTGGCCTCCGCCAGTCCATGCCTACCGGCAAGATTAACCAACTGAAGGTTTACGGCGCTACGGCAATCCCGAAAGGCACTTACAAGGTTGTCCTCTCTGTTTCTCAGAAACTCAAAGGAAAGCCCTACGCGAAGAAGTATCACGGGCTCCTTCCTGAGATTCTGGACGTGAAGGGATATTCCGGCGTGCGGATTCACCCCGGCAACACGGCGGCCGATACGCTCGGCTGTATCTTGCCCGGCTACAACAAGGTCGTTGGCAAGCTGGTGGACTCCACGAAAGCCTTTTACAAGCTCATGGACGAGTATATTGTTCCGGCTTGGGAAAAGGGCGAGGAAATCGTGCTTGAAATCCGCTAATGCCATGACTTCACGTAGCGAGTATAACTTTCCTCAGAATCAGGATAACTCTTGGCTCCGTTGGGTGTTTCTGGTAGGGCTTATCTTAGCAATCTTGGCTGTGTGCTCATTGATAAGTTCATGCTCTGCTGGGAAACACCTCCCGACGGACCAGACGCACACTAAGGATTCCACGGTAATTCATGTCCGGGACTCCGTTAACGTGCGGGATTCTCTTGTGCTTGTGCCTGTTCCCGTGGAAAGCTCTCAGAATGTTCTGCCGGAGTTTGTTCCGTCGCATTTGGAAACGTCTTTGGCCGTTTCTGATGCGTGGGTGGATACGCTCGGATTGCATCATACGCTAAAGAATATCGACAAGCCTATACCGGTTCACGTGCCGGTAATAGAACACGTCACCGAAACGGAAACCACAAATAGCTCAGAAACGGCCACAATTCACACGGAATACGTCGAGGTAGAGAAACCCTTGTCGTGGTGGCAATCGTTTAAAATCGGGGCTTTCTGGTGGCTTTGCGGGGCTCTGGCGCTTGCGCTTCTATGGATATTCCGAAAACCAATAGCAAAACTCCTAAAAATCGTGCTGTAAACCATGATTGACTATACCATTTCTGAAACCAACCTCCACCTTGTCGATTCGCACAAGGTCAGCAAGTTTGTTTTTGGGAAAACCTTGCGCCAGATTCGCAAAGACAACCAGGATAGCAAGGTTTGGGAGCGGTGCATCTGTTCGCTTTGCCTCGAATGGACCTGTCACAATTTTCTCTACATGATAGGCTATGAAAGGGAGCGGACCGGAAGCGCCGACCTTGACAATCCTTGCGACCACCCCGAATGGCTGTATATCGTTGGCGGGCTTATCGTGTGGCCGATTACCTTTAAAACCAAATAACCATGAAAGAATTTTTTAAAAAACTCTTGGAGGCTATCAAGGCTTTTTGTTCCTCCCTTTACAAGAAGGTCGTTAACCTTCTGCTCGGTATCCCTGTGCCGAGGTACGTTTACTTTATCATCGGGCTTATCGCCTGTGCGTTCTTTGCAATCGTGATTCCCGGCGCTATCGAATGGCCCGCTTTCCCGCTTGCAATGCTCGCCTTAGTTATCTGCTTTGTTCAGGTAATCTCTGGCAAACAGGCGAAATGGTGGAACGCTGTCGCGTTTATTCTGGGTGCACTGATTATCCAGATATTCGCGTGGATTTAATTCGTTGGGCCAATCCGCGCCACGGAAACGCAATATACGCTGGGCGTTGAAATCCAACGAAAAAGCCGGGGCTTTAGGGCCTCGGCTTCCTCTTTCTTTGAGCTATGGGATTTGTAGCGGAAGTAGGAATCGAACCTACGGCCTCCGGGTTATGAGCCCGACGAGCTACCTCTGCTCTATTCCGCAATGTTGCTGGAGAGGGAAAGAATCGAACCTCCGTCTGCAAGGGGCCTATCCCGGGTACGTCCTTGCCGTGCTACCATTGCACCACCTCCCATGTTGTGACTCCGAAGGGGCTCGAACCCTTAACACCCGGGTTAAAAGCCCGGTGCGCTACCAGTTGCGCCACGAAGTCAAGTTAAGGGGATTGACTCCGTGCGAAAGGAGCCAACTGGTTAGCGTTTATATTTCAATCCGTTCGTAATCACGGGTGCAAAGGTAGTCAATAAAAGTCAATAAAAAAAGGCTCTCTCGAAAAAATTTCCGAAAGAGCCTTAAAAAGCACGGACCGTCCCCGCGTGGTAGGCCAGTCCAGTTAGGATAACGCCAGAAATAACTGCCGGTGCATCTTGGTAATATCCGGCGAGTATTTCGGGTGTATCTGAGATAGTTCCTCCCAATCAAAACCGTTATCGTACTTGATTTCAATAT